GCCGACACGAAGGGCCGTGCGTCCTGCGCGAACTGCAGGTTCTGTGACCAGCGACTCAGTTGGCTCCTCGGCCGGCCCGCCAAGCCGGCGAAGTGGCGGTGCACATACGTCAACCTGGCGCCGGCTGACCATGACCCGCTGACGGGGAGCCGAACGGTGAAGCCCCTGTATGACTACTGCTCTACGCGCAACAGCGCTGGCGAGTGCGAGGACTGGCAGGACGACAACATGCGCACCCTGGCCCGCCTGATGGACCCGGAACAGCGCCCTATCTGGCCGAGTCCGTGTGCCACCGTCAAGGCGGCAGCGCCACCCGTGGCGCCACCCTCGCCCCATGTGTTCATCAGCGCATGTTGACAGCCCCGCAGCGTGGCGCGCTGGAGGAACTGGCTCGGCGCCGTGCCCGGGAGTCGCTGCTGGCTTGGTCGCTCGGGTACCGCTACATCGGTCGCCGTCGCTTCAGCCTCGACCGGCACGAGTACCTCCGGGCGCTCTACGCCGAGACGCCTGACGTGCTACGGACCAGGCGGCGTGTCGTGCTGATGAAGAGCACGCAGATGGGCGCCACCGAGTGGGCGCTCTCGCTGGCACTGTGGATGCTCGACAGCCAGGCGCAGGCCGGCCTCGACAGGACGTGCATCTACTACTTCCCGACGCGCTCGGACGCCCTCGACTTCTCCGACGACCGCATGGGCAAGGCTGTCCGGCAGTCACCATACCTCCGGAGCATCGTGACCGAGCGTGCGGAGGATGACGGCGGCCGACTCCCGGCGTCGAAGCACCTGCGCGCGGTGCGTGGCAACATGCTCTACTTCCGCGGCATGATCCGCTCGGGCCAGACCGAGGGCGAGGGCGCCACCTCGACCCAGACCGTCGACGCCGACATGGTGATCTTCGACGAGAGCAGCTATGCCCCGCGGGATGAGGTCGAGGAGGCCATCAAGCGGCTCGGGCACTCGGAGCTCAAGTGGGTGGTCGAGCTCAGCCGGCCGATCTTCCCTCGGACGGGCATCGACATCCCGTGGCGGGAGAGCGACCAACGCTACTGGCATCTGGACTGCGGCTGCGCCGAGGGCTGCTGCCTCGAGGAGACGTTCCCGCGGTGCGTGACCGATGAGCTGGCGCTTGCCTGCCCTGAGTGCGGGTGGCCACTGGACACACAGGCTGGGCACTGGGTGCCTCACGGGCCCTTCGACGCCAGGGCAGGCGGGTGGCATCTGTGCCAGCTCTACAGCGAGTTCCACGACCGCGCCGAGATGATGCGCGACTGGGCCAAGCCGGGTGACAAGCAGAAGTTCACGAACCACGTGCTCGGCCTGCCGTTCTCTGGCAGCGCCAAGCCGTTCCCCGCGGAGCTGATCCTCAGCCAGTGCCAGGACCGGCCGATGCCACTGACCGGGAAGCAGACGGTCGCCGGCGTGGATGTGGGAGCCGTCTGGCACGCGTGGATCGGCGAACTGGAGGCCATGCCGGACGATGCGCCCGAGGATGCCCTGGCGCCGGTGCGGGTGCTCTGGATCGGAACAGCCGAGAGCTGGACAGAACTCGGCGACCTGATGCGGCTGTATGACATACGGCTGGTGGTCATGGACGCGATGCCGGAGCGTAACGCGGCCAAGGACTTCGCCAAGCGCTACCCGGGCCGGGTCTACTGCGCCTTCTACGGCGGGACCGAACGGCCCAGGTGGGTGCGGAAGGACCGGGAGGTCCATGTCGACCGCACGTCAGCCTTCGACGCGCTTCGCGACGAGATGCTCGCCGGGCTCTGGCGTCTGCCGTCAGCCGGCGAGCCCACCGTGCGCGAGGCCGCGGAGCACTTCGACGCGCTTCACATCATCCAGCAGGAGTACGGCCGGAACAAAGAGCCGAGGCGGACCTATGACCACGCCGACAGTCAGCCGGACCACTACGCCCACGCGGCGAGCTACCTCCGGCTGGCGGCACGGCGGAGCGCGGTGACGCACTTCGAGATCGCTTCGGGATGAGGCGTGGTGGGCGGATGGCGGGGTTGAGGGAGCGGGTGGGCAGGTGGATCGCAGGGCAGAAGGCGCTGCCCGGGCGGTTCGTGGAGTATGAGACCTCCGCCGGCACCAGCTCGTGGGGCGGGCTGCAGATCCCGGCGGACCCCTACAGCGACTACGGCCAGCTGTTCCGCGTGCACGTGTGGACGTACGTCTGCATCCGCACACTGACCATGGCGACGGCGACCATCCCGATCATGGTCCAGACCAAGCGCAAAGACGCCTGGGAGGATGACCCGAACAGCCCTCTGCAGCGGATCCTCAACGACGTGAACCCCGAGATGACGAGCTTCGGGTTCCAAGAAGCCACGATGGGGTACCTGAAGGCGTTCGGGAACGCGTTCTGGTACATGATCCGTGACCGAGGCGGGCGGCCGGCCGAGCTCTGGCCGATGCGGCCGGACATGGTGAAGGCCAAGCCGGGCACGGACCGCATGATCGGGTCATACGAGTATGGCCCCGAGGGCAGCGCGACCACGTTCCCCGCTGAGGATGTCCTGCACCTGCGCTACTGGGATCCGGTGAGCGCGTTCTTCGGGACGTCGCCGATCACGCCGCTGGCCGAGAGCATCGCGGTGAACCTGTACGCCCGGGCGTTCACCAAGAAATTCTTCCTGAACAGCGCCGTGCCCGAGGGCGTGCTATCGACCCAGGATGACGACCTTCCACAGGCCGAGCTGCGCAAGCTGAAGCGGATGTGGGAGGACCAGGTCAAGGGGATCGACAACGCGCACCGGACGGTCATCATGCCGCGGGGCGTGGAGTGGAAGGCGCTGACCATCCCGCCGCCGCTGGCCGGGATTGGCGACCTCGCGCAGTGGTCGCTGCAGGAGATCCTGGCCGGGTTCGGGCTGAACCCGATCATCGTCGGATGGCTTGAGAACGCCACGCTGGCGAACGTCCGCGAGCAGCGCCGGGACTGGTATGAGAACAAGCTGCTGCCAGAGCTGGGGCTGATTGACGCGCTGCTCGTGGAGCGGCTGGCGCCCGAGCTGGGGCTCGACAAGGCGTCGGTGCGGATCCGCAGGGCGACGGACAGCATCGCCGTCCTGCGCGAGAACGAGCAGGGACTCTCGAAGCGCATGCTGGCCGAGGTGGCCGCCGGAGTTCGGAGCCTGAACGAGTACCGCGAGGCGCTGCATGTGGGTCCGCCGATCGCGGGCGGGGACATCTACTGCCTGCCAGCCCACATGGTGCCGATCACCGAGGTCGGCGCCTCGGCCCTGCCGCCAGGGAAGGGCTACACCAAGGCGCTCCACACAACGGACTGGCGGGGCTTCCAGCGCAAGAGCGCGCTGGCGTTCCGGCGGCAGGCCGTGAAGGCCGAGGCTGCCTGGGTGGCCACCTACTGGCCGATCGTGCAGGGCGAGTTCCGAGCGCTGCTAGACGACATCGACCTGTTCACTGCCGGTGAGCCGTTCGATCGGGACAAGTGGGCGCGACGCCTGTCGGCGACGGACGGCGCGCTGATGCCTCCGCTGGGCGAGGCGATGAACGCGGCGGCGCTGGCGTACTACGAGAGCGTGCTGCATGGGGAGCCTGGCAAGGCGTTCGCGTGGCGCCCCCTCCCTAGCCCTCCCCGTGAACGGGGAGGGAACGGCCACCACAAGGCGCCGTCGCCGGCGCCGCCCGAGGCGTGGCCGGACTGGTTGAAGCCGGACGTTCAGCCAGTGGCCTCTCCTGTGGGCGTGGTGGAGATCGGCGAGCCGCTGGTGGGCACGCCTGACCCGGCCACGGCACTCGATATTGCAGCCCGACCGAACATGCTCAAGCTGTCGCAGCAGTTAGCTAGTGTCCCGGACGACCTCTTCGACGTGGTGAAGCGCGAGCTGGCGCTTGGGCACGCGGAGGCGGAGAACGCGGAGCAGTTGGCGAGGCGGCTCGAAGAGGCCGTTCTGGGCAGTGTGGAGCGCGAGGGCTGGCGTGCCAAGCGGGTGGCCCGGACCGAGATGCACGGGGCATCGCAGGCAGGCGAGTTCACCGCGATCCGGCTGGCGCGCGATGAGGGCATCGCCAAGGCCAAGAGCTGGCAGTGTTCGTTCCTGCCGGAGTCTCGGGAGAGCCACATGAGCGCGGATGGTCAGGAGCGGGACGTCGACGAGCCGTTCACGATCGGCGGCGAGAGTCTCGACCATCCTGGCGACCCGGCCGGCAGCGCGAGCAACGTGGTGCACTGCGTGTGCTACATGCACACCGAGCTGGTGGATTGAGGGGGCCTGATCCATGGCCGTGACGATGGTCGGCAACATCACGGTCGGCTACGAAGAGGGCGGCGTGACGCTGGCGCAGATCACGAAGCAGCTCTCGGCCTCCTGCGGCGAGGGCCCCTGCTACGCCCATGACTCGATCGCGGCAACGACCACGGACCAGAGCGTCTACCCCACGGGTTTGGCCGACGCGGACTGGGTTGTCATTCTCGCGGATGGCGACCTGAGCTACCGGAACGCGACCTCGAGTGAGACGGTCAAGGGCACGATCAAGGCCAACCAGCCGACTGTGCTGTGCCTGGCCACGGCGATCACGGGCTTCTACCTGACGAACGCGGGCGCGACGGCCGTGAACTACGCGATCCTGTTCGGCGCGGCGGCGTAGAGGTGGGGATGGGGATGGAGAACCGCAGGCTGAAGATGGCCTTCGAGGTCAAGTCCGTTGACTCGGAGCAGGGGATCATCACCGGCTACCCGGTCACGTGGGATCGCGACCGCGAAGGCGACCGCCTCGTTCAGGGCGCCTACGCCGAGAGCTTCCCCGCCTACATGAAGACGGGCGGGCCGTTGTTCTGGCAGCACTACTGGGACGAGCCCATCGGGAAGACGACCGAGATCCGCGAGGACGAGCACGGCGTGTTCGCCGTCGGCGAACTCCGGCCCCGCGGCAAGAGCAAGGTCGTCGACACCGTCCGCGACTACATGAGCGAGGGGCTCGTGCGCGGGCTCTCGCACTCGTTTCGGCCCATCGAGTGGACGTCGGCCAACCCAACGAAGGACCCCTACGGCTACGACGGCCGCGACATATCGAGGGCCGAATTCTTGGAGTGGGGTCCGGTCACGGTGCCAGCGAACCCGCAGGCCACGGCCATGTTCAAGAGCATGTTCGGGGACCGAGGTGCTGCGCTGGCAGGGGAGCCGCAGGCCAAGCGCGCGGCGCCCTTCGCCGACCTGCCGATCCACGATGGCGAGGATCCGTGGATCTGGCACCCGGCGGCCGCGAACGAGATCCTCGGCGAGGACCGCTGGGAGCGCTACGCCAAGGCGCACGCCTGGGCCGACCCGGCGCAGCGCCAGGCCAAGAGCGGGTACCGGCTGCCGTTCGGCACCCTCATTGACGGCGAGCTGCATGCCTCTGTTCGTGGCGTGAAGGCCGCGATGGCGTCGCTGCTGGGCGCGCGCGGCGGAGCGCAGATCCCGGACGAGGACCGCAAGGGCGCCTATGACCACCTAGCGGCCTACTACCAGAAGGCGGGGCTTACGCCCCCCGAGTTCCACCAGGCTGGCGAGAGCTTCTCGTGGGGCTGGTTCCACCACGATGAGCAGAAGGCGTTTGAGCAGGCCGACTTCGCCAGCACCATCCATCGGCTGCACGGCACCATTACCGAGGCCAGGCAGTTCGCAGCATCGCGCCGTCGCTCAGGCTGGGACCCACTAGCCGGCAGTGAGGACGTGGCGCGGCGAGCTTTGGCGACGCTCGAGGACCTACTCGGGCGTAAGGGCCAGAGCCTGGACACGGAGGCTCTACTCCGGTCAGTTGGCTTCGACTCGGTGCAGCAATTCACCAATGCGGCCCAGTTCCTCGGGGCCGGACGAGTCGAAGGGAGTGTATGACCATGGCTGCACCAGTCGCCCCCGTGGAGATCCTGGATGCCATCGGGGTCCCGCATGACGCGGATCAGAACACGTTCCTCGCCGGGCTTGTGGCGTTCCGCAAGCGCTACGATGAGGCGCAGAAGAGCCTCGATGAGGCCAAAGGCCAGAACATGACCGAGGCCGAGAAGCAGAGCAAGGACATGCTCGCCGAGTTCGGCGGGCCGCTGAAGCGCCTGGACGAGTACCTGAAGGGCGTGCCCGAGCAGAGGCGGATCGAGGCCCTCGATGCCCTCAACCTAGATGAGGACACCGGCCCGATCCGCAAGGGCGCCGTGGCCGAGGACTTCCGCCAGCTCATGATGGAGCAGACGGTCGATGACGTGACCGCAGCGCTGCAGAAGGCGCATGACGAAGTGTTCCTGCTGAGCAAGCTCCTGCGGAAGCCGGCGCGCGAGCTGAAGGCGTGGGCTCCCTACGCGCGGCTGCTCGCCCGGAACCCGATCACCAAGGCGATGTACTCGACCGGGACTGGCGTCGGCGACGAGTTCGTGCCGACGGACCTGGCGCCGAACATCGTCCGGATCATGACGACCGAGGCCGTGGTGGCTCCGCTGTTTGGCGATGTCATCGACGTGCCGACGAACCCCTACACCGTGCCGGCGATCATCAGCCGGATGACGATCTACTCGCCGCCAGAGTCGTCTGGCGACACGTCGGCCGCCATCCCCGCCAGCACGCCTGGCACCGCTCAGCGCTCGGTGACGTGCTACCAGTTCGCTGGTCGCGTGCTGCTCAGCGGCGAACTGGTCGAGGACAGCGTGGCGCCGGTCCTGACGGTGTTCCAGCAGGAGGCCGGCATCGCGTTGGCCGAGGCCATCGACGATGCGCTGCTCAACGGCGACGACGCGGCCACCCACCAGGACAGCGACACGACGCACCCGCTGGACTGCCGCCGACGGTGGGACGGCGTGCGTCTGCTGGCGCTCGCCAACGCCTCGACCAAGCAGGACCTGTCGACGTTCAACGCCACGAACCTCCTGGCCATGAAGACCGGGATCGGGATCTACGGCATGAACCCGGCCGTGAACTGCGCCTGGGTTGTCGGGCCCAAGGGCGAGAACAAGATGCTCGGCCTCTCCGAGTGCCTGACGATGGAGAAGTACGGTGCGGCCGCGACGATCCTCACTGGCGAGATCGGCCGCCTGTATGGCGCGCCCGTCGTGACGAGCGGGAAGGTCCGCGAGGACCTGAACGCATCGGGCGTCTACGACGGGTCGACCAAGACCAAGAGCGCCGTGCACCTGGTGAGCCGGCGCACTCGCCGGCTGTGCCGTCGCCGGGGCGTGTCGGTCATCGTGCTGCGCAACGAGGAGACCGATCAGTGGTCGGTCATCGTCCGGACGCGCATGGGGCTCCTTGACGAGTACCCGACTGCGCTCAAGGACGCCGTCGGCTACAACTTCTAGGCCCACAGCCCACGCACCCCGGAGGTGAAACGGAATGGCAACTGTTGGGGAGAGCAAGTACACGGTCTTCGATGCCTTCGACTGGGCGCTCGATGAGGACGGCAAGCCGACCACCCTCATGATCCTCCAGGCTGGGCAGATCATCGAGATCATGAAGTCCATGTTGTCGGCCGAGGCCGACGTGGCTGCTGCAGACACGCACTACAACACGTACTACCTGCAGAACGACCACGAGACGGCCAACCACAACGTGATCGCCAGCCTGGCCAACGGCCCCGCAGCTACTGGTGTGGCCGTGACCAAAGCCGGGGCCGCGATGAGCACGCCAGTCGCAGCACAGAAGGTCGTTGGCAGCGAGACGGCCGCGAAGCGGCTGATCTTCGTCAGCGCCAAGACGGGCAACGGGCTCGGTGCCGCGAGGCTGCGGGTCCATGTCTGGTACAAGGTGCTCGCCTGGAAGGAAGCCGCCTAACCCGGGCCGCTCCCAGCCGGAGGGGGCGGCTCCCGGGCTGCCCCCTCCACCCGATCGGAGACCGACATGGCGATCCGGATGCACGGCACGGCGTTCCACGGTGATGGGCGGCACGAGCTGCGAGGCCAGGGCAACGTGTTCGAGCTCTCTCCGGAGGAGGAGGCGCGGCTGCTGCGCGACTACCCAGAGCGGTTCGAGGCCGTCATCGAGGAGACCCGCTCGGAGCCGCCAGGGGAGCCGCCCCGCACTAAGCGTCTGAGGCACGCAGAGGACAAGTGACGTGGCCGACTACACCAGCGTTCGCCACATCGAGCTGACGAAGCGCAGGCCGCTGACAGCGGCCGAGTTCGGCTTGTCGGCCGACGCGATCGCCACTGCGAACGAGCTGGTGGACCTGGTCACTGGCCGCACGTTCACCCCGACCAACGGCGTGAAGCTGTTCGATGGGACAGGGACGCAGAACCTGTTCATCCCCGATCTCATCGCGCTGGCCGAGGTGCAGATCGACGACGTGGTCGAGGAGAACGTCGTGGCTTACGAGCTGAACGAGACGCCGAAGTACTGCCTCCGGCGTCAGGGCGGCAGTGCCTGGTACGGCGTCGGCAACACCTGGCACGAGTATGGCGATGTGTGGCCGGTGGGGCAGGCCAACATCTCTGTGAGTGGCCGGTGGGGCTACGCCGAGGACGTGCCGGCCGGGATCATCCGGGCGGCCACGCTGATCGCCATGGACATCCTCTGGCCGACAGGCGGAGACGACGCGGGCGCCCCCGGCGTGACGAGCGAGAAGTGGCCCGACTACGCGGTGACCTACGCCAGCCGCGTGCAGAACTGGGGCGACCTGGCCGAGCTGAGCCCCGGGGCCGCCCGAGCACTGAGGCGGTATACCCGCATGGAGCTGAACGTCGTATGAGCCTGCGCGGAGCCACCCATCTGGTCACGATCAGCGAGAAGACCACGGCCTGGGATGAGGTGGCTACGGAGGTCGAGGCGCGCATCTGGCCGTTGGGACCGGTCGAAGCGCAGGCGCTCAGCGAGTTCTACGCCGACAATGTGACCCATGGGCTGCTGGCCGAGCTGGAGAGTGGCGTGGTGGCTGGCACCAAGGTCACGGTCACGCACGCGCTGACGGCAGACGGGGTTATGGACCCTCTGACGGGCGGTGCGGAGTTCGTTGTGGTCGAGGCGACGACTGCCCGAAGTGCCCGGGCAGCCCACCACGTGAGCGCCAAGCTGCACCTGCTAGAGCGGAACGAAGCGGGTGGTCTCTGATGATCGAGGCCCGGGTCGAGGGCATGGATGAGCTCAAGCGAGGCATGCACACGACGGCCGTGGGGCTGAAGCAGGGCATCCGCCAGTGGCTGCGGGCTGCCTCGATGATGGCCGCCGACACCATCAAGGACTACTACTCGGGCAAGATGGGCGACCGCGGCCTGAACGCCCGGACCGGGTTCACGCGGGACAAGGTGCGCCGGAAGATCGACTACACGATGAGCATGGCGAAGGCCTTCCCGACGACCCAGAACGCCAAGATCTTCGAGTACGGCGGGGTCATCAAGCCCAAGGGCAAAGCGATGGTCGCAGAGATGAAGGAGGTTACCCGGTTCCCGACGCGTGGCATCGCCAAGGCCGAGGGCGTGGCCGGGCAAGACTACTTCATCATGGGGGGCACTGGGGACTACGGCGAGCACAAGAAGAGCGGTGGGGTCTACGAGAAGATGTCGGTCCTGGTCATGCGCAAGGGCCTGTACGTTAAGGCCGTGAAGCCGGTGGCGCATGCATGGGCGCGCGTGAAGCCCAAGGCCAACGAGATGTTCGACCGGCTCGTGCATGCGGTGACGCGGAGGTAATCCGATGTTCCACGATGAGACCATGCAGGCGGTGGAGGCGCTCTACTCGGCGGCAGTTGGGAAGACGGCTACCGCATCCGGCACGGCCGATAGTGGGACGCAGTTCGCACTGACCGACGCGGCGCTGGTGGACTCGGCCACGAACTGGCAGTTCGCCATCGTGACGTTTGGGACCGGGGCGGCCAACGCCGGCAAGAAGCGTATCGTAGAGACCTTCAACGGCACGACCGGGACGCTGACCTGGCGCGAGGGCCTTCCGGCAGCCGTTCGCGCGACTGACGCCTACACGCTCACGTTCGGTCACCTAGCGACGGCGACGGTGTACGAAGGCGACCAGGAGTCGTACGGCAGCAACACGCGCGTGGTGGTCGGGTGGACGGAGGACCTGGATGAGGAGCCCATCGGGATCGGCGATGACCAGGGCTCGTCATGGCAACACCTCGAGCTCACGGTGCTGGGAGTCATCCCGCACACCGGCACGAGTGAGGCGGACGCGCGCACGCTCGGCGAACAGATTCGCACGGTCGTTCGAGCGAACAAGAACCTGAGCGGGATTGCGCAGGACGGGAAGGTCGTCAGGACTCGGGGCCCACTGGTTGGCGAGGGCAACCCGGGCGAGAAGCTGCGGTTCATTGAGGTCAGGGCGCGATGGATGGGGCTCATCTAGGGGTGGTGGAGGATGGCGACCGAACTCGGGCGCGAGCAGGTCTTCAACTGGGATACGCAGCAGTCAGGAACCGCCTATAAGCGCGGCGGAATCGTGACGGGCGGCCCGGGGAATGACACGGACAATCCGTGGGAGGAGTTCGGCGGGATCGCAGGCGACTTCGTGAAGCGGGCGATGGAGGTCGAGCCGAAGGGCGGAGTCGAGGTTTGGGCCACCGCCCAGACCAAAGCACTGCTGCAGTATGGCCTCCGCGCGAGCTGGCCGAATGGCGCGCTCACGGCATGTAAGTTCCAAGTCGGCACACGCACCGAGCTGATCACCCACGAGAACGCATTGATCTCTGGGATCAACTTCGAGGTAGCCAATGGGCAGCCGCTCAAGTGCGGCGTGAACTGGTGGGCGCTGATCGATGCCGAATCTGCTGCCGGCACGCAGGCTGGGCCGGCTTCGACCGACGTGATGATGTGGTACGACGGCAGCATTACTATCGGCGGCACGACACTCGGGTGCACGCGCATCTCGGGCTCGGTCGAGAATGCCCTTGAATGGGATGACGACTGCGATGCCCGTATCGCCACGGCCAAGCGCCAGAAGAAGGGCATCCTCTACAACTGGGAGACACATACTATCGAGGCTGAGGTCAAGGTGCCGCCGACCTACGACATCGATGCAGATGCCCCTGCCAAGGACATCGCGCTAGTGGTTGTGGCCACAGATAACGCCACAGTCCCGAATAAGATCACGTTCACCTATACGAACCTGGCCTACGGCGGCAAGAAGAGCGCCTTCAAGGGCAAAGACGGGATCGTCACCTACCGCATCAACTTGATTGGGCACCCCGGGTGCCTGGCCATCACGTAGGAGGCAACGATGCTCAGGGTACGCGTGGTACTGACAACACAGGAAGCAGACCGGCGGGAGCAAGTGCGGCTGATCGCAGAGCGGCACGGAGGAACCCTGAAGAACTGGAAGGCCACGGCCGACGCGTTCGTCGCCGAGATTGATGGGCCGGACGCGCTGGGCGCAGAGCTCGGTGGCGCGCCGTGGGTCCTGGGCGTCGAGCCAGTGAAGGTGGCGACCAAAGGCGGCGATGTGGCATGAGGCTGCAGGAACCGAACGTCGACCTGACGGTGCGCGATGTGAAGCTGCATCTAGCCGTAGATTTCGCGGCCAAGTGCCGGCTGAACGACGAGGGATATCGTACTGAGCCGCTGGGCGACGACGACTATCGCATCGTCAGAAACTCGGGCAAGATCATCGACATCGCGCTCGACTGCGTGCAGTCGTGGGAGGGTGTCGAGAACGAGGCCGGCGAGCCGGTGGAGTATAGCCGGGCCACCGCCGAGCGACTGAGCCCGGGCATGCTCGATGAGATCGGCCGGGCGTTCTGGGATGCCGTGATGCAGGACCACCCTATCGAGAGGCTCTTCGCGGCTATGCGCGCTTTGGCCCCGACCCCCGGAGAGCCCTCCGCAACCAGCCACCCAGCAGAGAGGACCGCTACTGCGACCGAATGCTGACGTACTACCGGTGTGCCCGTGCCTATGGGTGGACACCGGACGAGGTGGACCGCCAGGACCCACGGGTTCTGGAGTCGCTGCTAGTCCTCGATGACGTGTACCACGAGATCGCGCAGTATGAGGCCGAGAAGCGGCGGGGCCGGGGGTGGGGACGATGAGTGAGTACGATGTAGCAATCGTCCTCAAAGCCAGGGACCTGGCGTCTCCCACCGTCACCCGAGTCTCCGGTGAGTCAGTCCGCCAGCTCGACAAAGTGCGCGGCGCTATGGAACGTGTCGGCGCGAGCGCCAGGAGCCTCGTCAGCAGTTTCTCGTTCATGTCGGCTGGTGTCGGCCTCTCGCTCGCAGGCATCACCCGTCAGCTCGCGGGCTTCGACACGGCCATGGCCGACGTCGGCAAGATGGTCGGCAAGCGCCTGGGCGATATGGACGCGGAGTTCCGCGGCGTCAAGGCTGCTAGCCAGGCCGCTGGAACCGGCCTCCGCGATACGGCCGCCGGGATGTACCAGGTCAAGAGCGCATTCCCCACTGCAGGCACCCGCGAGCTGAACACACTTCTCGGCGTCACCAGCAAGGCCGCCAAGACGGCGCACATGGACATGGGCGAGATGGCGCGCGCGCTCGCTGCGCTCGGTCAGCCGTACGGCGCCACTGCCGACCAGATCGGCCTGTTCGCCGACAAGCTGTTCAAGGTCGAAGAGCTGAGCATGGTCAAGGTGCAGGAGCTTGCGCCGCAGATGGGTCGCGTCGCGGAGAACGCCAAAGCCGCCGGCGTCAGTGTGGATGAGTTCCTCGGTGGCCTGGCGGTGCTGACGAGCAAGGGCATGCCTGTCGAGCAGGCCATTACGGGCATGCGTTCGGTCATCAACCAGATCATCAACCCAGCCGAGCAGGCGGCCGAGGCAGCGAAGGCAATGGGGCTGGAGTTCTCGGCCGCGGGCATCAAGGCGGCCGGAGGGCTCGGCGGGATGCTGAGGCAGATCAGCAAAGCGACCAAAGGCGATCTGGACATTCTCACGCAGATCCTGCCGGAGCGTGAGTCGCTCACTGCGGCCCTCTCGCTGACGACCCCCGAGAACGTGAAGACGTTCGACGCCAACGTGAAGACGTTCGACGCCAACGTGAAGGCCCTCGCGAACTCGCAGGGCACCCTGGCGAAACAGTTCCAGATCGTGAGCGAGGGCCTTGGCGCGAAGCTCGAGGGGCTCAAGGCGGCGGGCGAGCGGCTGATCGTCACGCTCACAGGCGACCTGAAGCCATACCTGGTGCAGGCCATCGATGCGCTCACCAAGCTGACCGACGCTCTGACTGGCGCAGCCGAGAACCCCATGACTCGCAACGTAGCGCTGGGCGTCGGCCTGGCTGGCGCGGGCGTTGGGGCATACCGGCTAGGGAAGGGCGTAGTTGGCGCAGCCCGCGGCGCGGGCGCGCTCCTGCGCGGCGGTGCGGCCGCTGCTGGAGGCATGGGGATCGGTGAGGTAGTTGGTGGCGCGGCCGGTGGATCGCTGGTACCGATGGGCGGCGCGCAACTGCTGAGGCTCCTGCAGGGCGGCGCTGGGGTCGCGGCGGCTGGCGGACGCGGTGCGGCGGTTGTGGGTGGCAGTGAGGCGCTATGGCTTGAGGGACTGGCCAAGGCTCGGGGCGGCGCCCTGGGCAGCAGGGCGTTGGCTCTCGCTGGCCGCGCAGGGGCAACTGCCGCACCTGGGATGATCGGCGCAGGTGGCGCCGGTGCTCAGGCGCTCGGTGTTCTTACCGGGCCGATCGGGATCGGCGCCGCAGTTGCAGGCGGAATCGGCTATGCCGGCATCAAAGCGTGGGAGGACATCACATCGAGCCAGCAGGCGATACAGGGGCTCAAGCTCGACCGGGAACGCGTGCTCCTACGGGGGACACGGCTGCAGTCGATTGTTGAGGATGAGACGAAGCCCATGGAGCAGCGCTACCGCGCACTGCAGGAACTGCGGAGCGTGCAAGCGGAGAGCAACCAGCTGTGGGATGGCGTCACGAAGGACCTGCCTGACTATCTGCACCACGCGAACGTGATGGGTATCACTGGCAGGGTGGAGCAGCAGGGCGGCCACCTCGCGCGCATCAACTCGCCGGAGTACATGGCCGAGCGGGCCGCGGGCGACCAGTGGTTCGCGCAGTGGTCGGCGCAGCAGCAGCAGGCCCAGCAGATGGGCAACTGGCAGGCGATGCAGCAGGCGACGAACGCGGCCATCGGGCCGGGGGCCTGCTGTTGGGCCCAGCAGATGGGCAACTGGCAGGCGATGCAGCAGGCAGGTGCTGTAGGCCCAAACGTAACGGTCGCCAGTGGTGGAGAGGGAGGCGCTGAGGGCAACTTCACAATCAAGATCGAGCTCCCCGAGGGCACGCAGATCGCGAACCGCAAGGAGCTCGAGGAGCTGATGCGCCAGTTCGCCGAGCAGGCCACCGCGGTGCAGGCGCGGGTGGGCGGTGCGGCCTGATGCTAGTGGCCAACGAGCACGCATCCATCAATCCGTGGACCCATACCGACGTCCCCGGCGCAGTGGCCTCGCAGCGTGGCCGTGTCGCCTGCGCGCAGACCCATGACATCCCGCGGCGACGCGACTCGGCAGCGCACCCCAAGCATGCCGCCGAGCCATACGGTTCCGTCGGGGTCGATGCGGTCGATAGCACCATAGACCGCAACGGTCTGGCCCTTGTAGAATGCGTCAGCGGCGGCGGCGTTGGTGCGGTAGTCAGACAGCATCGTCGCGGCATCGACTGTGATGTCTGTGGGCCTATTGGCCTGATCGGCCCGGCGGCGTTCGAGCCACGGCTTCCCATACTCATAGGCCAGGACTGCCGCCACACCAATCGCGATCAGCACGCAGATGCAGCACGCCCGCTGGTTCTCAGCATTCTGCCGAGGATCCATCGTAACCGCCTCCCGCCGTGCCATTATAGTGTGGTGGTTGTGAATGGATGAGAAGATCATCCGCGCTGCCGCTCAGCTCTGGGTCGGGTCTCCACGCTACTGGGGGCAGGTCAACTGCCATGGGTGCGTAGTCGACCACACGTTCGAGACGGCGCAGTTATCCACTGGCTACTCGGATGCCCCGCAGATCCGGAGCTCGGACTGGGACCTGAAGGGCACGCTCTACGTCCCCGCGCTGAACGGCGTTATCCTCGAGCCGCAGCCTGACTGGACCGCGCTGGATGCAGAGGAATGGTCCGAGGTCGGCACGGCGGGCACCTGGGACTATGTGAAGCCGCCCTACTTCGACCGGCACCAGTTCCTGCGCCAGTGCGACACCGACCCCGACGGCGTGCATGAGATCATCTCGGACGCCGACCTGCCGTCCAACCCGTGGATCCGGCTGCTCTACTACCCGTTCGAGGTGGCGCCCGGGCGAGTGTCCACCGATCCACCCCGGGTCGTGTTCTCGTTCCCGCTCGGCCGGAACCTGCAGTTGCAGCTTCAGCTCGAGGATCCAGCCGAGCCGAACAAGGTGCTGATCGGCGTCGCATACGGCACTCCGCCCACGGGGCCCAAGCCCGAGAGCGGCGATGCGTTCCTCTTCCTGAAAGATGACTCATGGTGGGGGCAGGGCGGAAGCGCCCCGGAGGAAGACCCGTGGTTCGTGGCGTTCCATCGCATGTGTCTCCCGAGCCTGGTTGTTCAGTCTGGAGGAATGGCGGGGTTCCGTGATCTGTGGATCGGGTGCATAGGGCCATCCGTTCTCATCGCGTCCAGTCGGTTTCGTGAATCCACTCTGATCGACGTGGCTGGTATCGGCTACAGCTATGGCATCGGGATCACGGAGATCCCGGCCGGGCCGGTGAGCCTCAAGAGTCTCGGATACAGTCTGGTTGCCGCGGTCACACCACTGACGTTCACGGCGACAGGTACGGTCGAGCGTGTCTGGTCGCAGGTCTGGCCGAGCTGGCTGAACGACCTGCCGGCGATCACCGCCGCCGAAGGCTACGATGGCAAGTGGTGGGGGTGGCCGAGCAGCAAGTATCTCTCCGTCGACTGGCAGTACGAGGCGCGCTTCCACTCGACAAAGCCCAAGATCACCATGACCCGCGTGAGTGAGAACGAGACACCCGGACTGCGCGCGGTGCAGGAGTGCCACACGCAGACATGGCTGGCCCGTGAGCAGTCGCTGGTGATGGCGGGCCAGGATCTCGTCGAAGCGACGTATGAGCACGACCTCCTATCCAGCATCAGCCGCATGACGGCGACGCTCAAGAACCACGCCGACCAGGTGCAGCAGTACTCATGGGATGAGACCGTCAAGCCCAACGGCTTCATCCGGCTGACGTGCGCGCAGGACATCGGCGGGGACATGGACGCGGCCCTGGCGTTCGGCTCTGCACTGCCGTGCTTCACCGGGTTCGTGCGCTCGAAGCTGCCGGTGCGCCCGGAGGGCGCGCTGCCGCAGCACCCACTCGTTCGGCTGACAGCCGAGAACTGGACGTACCGGCTCAGCAAGAAGCGGATCATGTGCCTCGGCGGGTTCGCCGGGTGGAGTGTCTGGGCCGCGGCGAAGCGCATCCTAAACGAGTGCGGGGTGCCCGACGACTGCATCGGCTGCTACCCGCCCGGGAGCGGGCGCGCGCGCGCGCTGGCGGAGGCCGCGACGATCCCGTTGGTGACGTGGGACCAGATCGACTATGCGTTCCCGAACGGGACTCCAGTGATCCATGCACTCGACACGGTCCTGGCCGCCGCGGGCTGGGAGTGGATGGTGGCCGTAGACGGCAGCATTATCCTGCGCCGCGCCAATGACTATAGCGCGGAGCCTACGTGGACACTCAGTGATGCTGTCCCGGACGATGACCTCTCGCAAGTGCATCATATCGGCTCGGTCCATGGGCAAGACATCGGCGCGAACGTGATCTACGTCGAGGGCCGCGACAAGTTTGGCCGCCGACTGGATGGCATGGCCGTGGGGTTCGATTCGATCTGGCAGCCGAACTCGCCGCTGTTTATCGGTGACGACTGGTGGGAGTACTGGGACGATCAGAGCAACCCGAACCCCCTGACGGCGGCCACACACCGGCTCGACCGGGAGCGGCGCTACTGCATGCAGATTGAGTGGTCGCAACCAGGGAACGCGGCCATGCTCCCCGGGCACTACCTGCGCGTGGATGTCGACTACCTCGGCGTGCCCGCGAACGCGCTGTTCCGCATCCTCAGCAAGCGCGGAGAGATCCGGCACACGGGCAAGACGTGCCTCTGGCGAGAGTCGTTCGTGGCGGGGTGGTTGGAGTGAGCAAGGGGACCGCGACGCGGGCGGCGCCATCGTCCGGAGCCAAGCGCCAGACACCGCTCTACGTGACTGGCAGCAGGATCAGGCCGTTCACGGCCGGCCGCGACGGGCTCGGGCTGAACGAGAGCTGGGAGCTCCCGCGCGACCTGAAGCGGGAGGCCACAGCGTGAACGGACTCACGCGAGAGGGCAGGCCCACACCACTACCGCGCCCCTACACGCCATCGCTGGAGGCGAAGCGCCTGCGTGCCGGCGCTGGATGCTGGTCACAGGATGCCGAGATGCTGGCGAGGATCCGTTGGCTGCGTCCGCCGTATCGCGTGCGACGGGGCGAGTGAGCCATGGCATTCGCGAAGACAACGCGGAGCGCGGATGTAGCGTTCTCGGCTGACCTGCGCTTCAGCCAACTTGATGCGATGACGAGTGTCGCCGGCTCCGCCGACGTAACGCTGTCGGGCTCCTGCGTTACCGCCGGAATCGGCGGCCCCGGAGGCCAAGTCTCCTATAGAATCCCTGACGATGAAGTTCCGAAGCCGGTGCCCTATACCGTCAACCTGACCGAGGTGGCCATGACGGCCGGGGGGCCAGACACGGTCCAGTCGGCCGTTGGTGTCTGGGACGAGGACAATCCTCCGCCGGCGCGGACCTTCGTCTGGGTTGGCGACACGTTCGCGGTGCGGTCGGCCACTGGCGCGCGGACTGGGCTGTCGCTCTACAAGGCCCGCGACAGCGAGCCCATGCCTGAGTACACGAACGGCCCCACATCACCGTGCCATCCACTGCACCTCGGGATGAAGTACGCATGGGGCGGGGACTATTCCGACAACGTCGCGTCGCCCAACGCCATCGACTCTGCCACTGGCACCCTGACGCCGAGCTGGGGCGCCAACGGTGGTGGCACTGCTGACCTGACCCCCATCACGGCGTGGATCACCGTCGATGGCGCACCACTCAAGGCGGTGAGCGGCGAGGTATGCCGGATCGAGGACGTCAAGTACACCATTGGCGGAGTGGAATACCCGGTCGACTTCAGCGGATATGAGGAGACGGCCAGCGGATGCCGGTGCGTCGGCGAGGGCAGCGACCTGGTGCTCTACATCGATGACTGGACCGAAGTGCCGAGCGGCCAGACTTACTTCGTGGCGACGGTCTACCCGCCGATCATCGTCGACTTCGACCTGATCGGCTACGACTGGGGCATCGAGGCGACGTCGGGCGGCGGAGCCATGGAGTTCGACGTCCCGCGGAACTACCCTGACCCCGAGACCGAGAGCATGGTCGATCAGGTCAGCACCCACTACGTCGAGCGGCGGACCTACTGGAACTACTCCTGGAAGACG